CGTGCTGGTCGAGACGGTTTTGTCAGCCGGTACAGATAATGAATGAACCTAAGAAAATAAGTGCCGGCACATCTATTGGCTGGACGTTTAGCCATGAGTTGGCAGATGGGCTATGGCAGTTCAGTTATGCGCTGCGCGGCCCAGGTGTAATAGATATAGATGCAACTGCTGCAGATGGACTGGTGACAGTTACAAAGCAGGCAGATGTCACTGCATCTTGGGTACCAGGGCTTTATGACTGGCGTCTGTACGCTAAAAAAGATGCAGACAGGCAGTTGATAAGCTCTGGCCAGATGGAGATAGAGGCAGATTTTGCCAGTCTGGGCGCCGGTCATGACCCTCGCAGCCATGCCAAGCGCATGCTCGATGCGATTAATCAGGTGCTTGAGGGCCGTATTCTTTCAGATCATGAAAGTTACACCATTGACGACCGCCGACTTGATCGCATTCCTATCTTGGAACTGCACAAGCTGCGCCGGGTTTATATTCAAAAAGTCAGGAGCGAGAAGGGTAATGGCTTCCGCCTTAAACGAGTATTAACGAGGTTGCCAGGATGACAGAAGTCAAACAAGAAATAGCCACGCCAGATACCTCAAGTAAAAAAACGCGCCGCAGCCAGCCAGGGAGTAAACGCTTCGCGCTGGCAAAGCAAGGGTTAACAGGGCCACGTCTTGGCGGTTTATCTCTGAGCATTAACGAGGAACTGCGCCGTGATTTAGCTGTGATAAAGGCTCAATCACGACGAGCAGGAAACGATGATGGCTATATAGTCAAGTTTTTGTCCATGTGTGAAACCCACATAGTTGGGCCAGAAGGTTTCGCCTTTCAAAGTAAGGCCAAATCCTTCGGTGGAAAGAGCGAGGACAAGACTGCTAACGAGCTGATAGAAGAGCATTTTGCTGAGTGGGGCAAAAAAGGTGTTTGTGATGTTACGGGCCGTTACAGCTGGCAAGACATACAAACACTGTTTATTCGCACAGTAGCAGAAGATGGTGAAGTCTTAGTGCGTTTTGTAGAAGGCTTTCCTAATAAATACGGTTTCGCGCTGCAGCTGCTGGATTCGGCCCACTTAGACATTAACTACAACCGAGAATTAAAGGATGGCCTCCGTATTCGCATGGGTGTGGAGTTGGATGAATGGGATCGTCCTGTTGCGTACCATATTCTCACTCAACACCCGGGAGACAGAGCTTATTTCTACGGTAACACCCGCTATGAGCGTATTCCAGCCAGTGAAATGTTACTGGCTTTTTTGCCTTTCAGAGTAGGGCAATGCCGTGGAGTCCCCTGGGCCCATGCCGCATTGTTGGAAATGCACCACTTGCAGGGCTACCGCGAGGCAGAGCTTACCGGTGCTCGTATTGCTGCATCTAAGATGCTGGCTTATGAGCCTGATTCAGATGTTGAACCCGAAGATGAAGACGATGAGCCCGATTTTGTTGAAGAAGTCGAGCCAGGTATGGCCGTGGTGGTGCCCTATGGCTTCACCTTAAAAGAGCTTAATTTTAATCAGTCCGGCAGTAACTTTGCGGCTTATATGAAAGAGGGCAAGCGCGGCGCAGCTAGCGGCATGGACGTGAGTTACAACACGCTAGGAAATGATGGCGAAGGCATTAGCTTCTCAAGCCTGCGCCAGTTCGTGCTCGAAGATCGTGATGGCTGGAAGAAGAAGCAGCGATGGATGCGTCAAGAGCTATGTGATGTTGTGAAATCTAAGTGGCTGCTAATGGCGCTAGTCAGTAATGCTATTCCTGGCTTGCGCTTCAAGGAACTTGAGCGACTGGATAAGCACAGGTTCCAGGGGCGACGTTGGGACTGGGTTGACCCGCTTAAAGATGAAAAGGCCAATACCGAAGCAATTAACAACATGACCAAATCCCCGCTGCAGATTATTAGGGAGCGTGGTGAAGACCCTGAGACTGTTATCAATGAGCTGCTTATGTTTGAAGAAATGGTGGCAGAGGTACGTAAGAAACGAACCTTAGCCACACAACAACAAGGGAATCAAAATGGCAAAGAAGAAGAGTAAGACTCTGAAGATTGGCCGTCAGTTTAGAACCCTGTCTTTTGTTCGTGAATCCGTAGATGACGATGCCAGAACCGTTGAGCTGAGCTTTTCCAGTGAAGAGCCTGTTGAGCGTTGGTTTGGTATGGAAATTCTCGGGCATGAGCCTGGGGAATGTGACCTGTCCAGATTGAACAACAGCGGCGCATTCCTAATGGATCACAACACCAGGGATCACAGGGGTGCAATTGAAAGCGCCTTGATTGACCAGAAGAAGGGTCGGGCCACTATCCGTCTTTCCAAAAGTGAACGGGGGGAAGAGTTGTGGAGTGATATGCGTGATGGTATCCGTCCGCATGTCAGCGTTGGCTATCGTATTCTGGAAATTGTTCACGTTAAACGTGATGAATCTGGGATGGATTGGTACCGCGCCACTAAGTGGCAGCCCTATGAAATTTCATCTGTCTCTGTGCCTGCCGACACCTCTGTGGGGTTAGGTCGTAGTGATGAAAGTGAAGATGTAACCGATTTTAACATTGAAATGAGAGAGTTAAATATGGACGAAGATGAAGTTTTAGAGCTTGAAGAAGAGCAAACTCGTGAGAAGAAGCCAGTAGCTAAGCCTCGCGCTAAAGCTCCGGCTGTGCCAGTGGATGAGAAGGCCATTCGCCAGCAAGAAACTGAGCGTTGTCAGGAAATCATGGCAATTGGTCAGCAGTTCGGCCTTGGCCGTGAGGCTGATGAGGCTGTTAAGTCTCAACACAGCGTAGACCAGTTCCGTCAGCTTGTTCTTACGGCTGTTCGTGATAAAAAGGCCAAGCCTGCTGGCACAGAAATGAACCTGGGCTTAACTGATAAAGATGTACGCCGTTACAGCTTGATTAATGCGGTTCGAGCCAGTATTACCGGCAACTGGAAAGGTGCAGGTCTTGAGCGTGAAGTCTCAGTGGCCCTGGCTGATAAAATGGGCAAGGACGCTCGTGGCTTCTACGTTAACTATGAAGTGCTTTCACAACTAGGCCGCGCCTCGCAATCAACCGGTGCCGGCATGGGTGGTGAATTGGTTGCAACTGACCTATGGAGTAGCCAGTTCATTGACCTGCTGCGTCCTAATTCGATCGCCGCCGGTTTGGGGGTGCGTTTTGCCACAGGCCTTGTGGGTAACGTCGATATTCCCAAGATGACAAGCGGATCGTCTTTCTACTGGATTGACGAAGACGAAGACGGTACCGAGTCAAATGTGGGACTGGGTATCATTAAAATGTCTCCCAAGACCATTGCTGGCGCTGTCCCTATTACTCGCCGCTTGATGCAGCAGTCCACTCCAGACATTGACTTGCTGGTACGTGATGAAATGTTGCGCGGAATTGGTCTGGGCATTGATAAGGCCGTATTCCTTGGAACTGGCCTTAATAACCAGCCACTGGGCATCAAAAACCAGACCGGTGTGCATGCCATTCCAATTCCAGCCGGTGGCTGGGACTGGGCGACCATCGTGGCGTTTGAAACCGCCGTGGCCGAGTCCAACGCTTTGGCGGCTAACATGGCCTACGCCATGCGCCCATCACTGCGTGGCACTCTGAAAACCACAGAGAAAGCAGCAGGCACAGCTAAGTATCTGTGGGATGGTGATCAGGTTAACGGTTATCCAGGTGTGGTATCCACACAGCTTGAAACCGGCGCCATGTTACACGGTGACTTTAGCCAGGCATTAGTCGGCATGTGGGGCGCTTTGGACTTGACGGTTGATAAGTCCACCAAGGCCGCCAGTGGCGGTACTGTGCTGCGCGTGTTCCAGGATGCGGATGTTGCTGTTCGTCATGGTGCCGCTTTTGCCTATGGCAAGAAAGTGTAACCAAGCCTAAGTTAATGGCGCCCATGTGGCGCCTTTTTTATATCTGGAGTTAAGCCATGAAAGTTCAAATTTTATCGGGCGTTATGATCCGTGGTACCGCCGTGTTTCCAAAAACGGGCGAAGGCAAGAATGCAGCTGATTCTATTGTTGATGTCACAAAGGCAGAAGCGCGTGATCTAGTTCAAGCAGGTCAAGCAAAAGTAGCGGCTAAGGGCGCTAAAATTAACATCGAAATCAAAGAGCCAGAAGCCGAAACCGATGAACTAGATAAGTTCTTTGGTGAAGATGACGAGCCTGAAGAGTGATAAGCGCGGGTGACTTTGGGGTTTTCTTTAACCCCAAAGACTTCGGAACGCCTGCCACTTTGCATCTTCCTGTGGGTGATAAGCAGGTCACTGGGATATTCAATAACCCACAGCAGACAGCGAAACTTAAAGGTGGCGGTTTTGTTGAAGGTGATAAAGCCTCGTTATTGCTTCCAGATAATGATGCTGCAGGGCTAAATGTTCGGGATAGAGTGACCGTTGCCGGCAGCCAATGGCAGCTGGTGCGGCAACCTGTACCTGAGGGCTCTGGTCTTACTCGAGTTTATCTGGGAGCCAAAGATGCAAAGCAATCCTCAAACCCTGCTATTCAATATTGATCCTGGTGAATTGGAGTCCGTCCAGCTAATGCTGGGCGGCACCGAGAAAGAGATGCTGGCAGCGTATAATCGCGCCATTGCCAGAACCTCCGTCACCATGAAATCTCAAGGCGCCAAACTAATGAAAGAAGGCATGGATGCCAAGAGCCTGAAAGAAGTTCGCCGGCGTATGCAGACCCATAAATATGATTTTAAGTTAGGTAAAACTGGCGCCAAGTTGGACGAACTCAAGTTGTGGTTTGGCCTTAATGATATGTCTATTGGCCGTTTAAAAGGCCGCATGTCCAGATTAGGCAATAAGCGTTCCCCAGAAGGCGCGGCTTTTACGTCCAATAAGCTAGGCAAACAGGAATATGACGATGGCTTTATTGGACGCGTACGCAACAAGCGTTCTATTTTCGCGCGTAAAGGTGCTGCAAGATTCCCCATTAAAGAGAAGAAAGTGGCGGTAGCAGACCCGCTGCACGTAAAACTTGAAGATGAGATT